AGGAGTCAGAATGATAGATTCCTAGATGCTGTTGAAATGATTCAGACTAACAAGAAGGTAATTGCTACCGAAGTTGTTTCAATCATGAATGACATGTCCAAGTTTGAAGGACTTAACATTCCTGGTGGATCTGTTAATTGTGAAGATGACGTTATCGATATGATTGATAGCATTTGTCATGACATACAGTATGATTGCAATGAGAAGACATATGATGCTGCTGCATTGTATATTGAGACAGAAAATAATTCACTTAAGCATATTGAAGGTGAATACGAAGCAACTATTGCTACCGTTAAGATACTACGTGATGTTTGTGCTCTAACTATGCGTAATGCATTTGGTAGAGACTATTGGGAAGGTGGTTTTAACACAACAACTCCTGTCCAAGGTTATGAGCAGAATCCAAGAGATACCGTATTTAAACTCTGTGGAGATGCCATTGATGGAAACATTAGATACATCGCAGAGCAAGCAGTTGCTGCTGGAACTGTCCAATTCCCATCACTTAGCATTCCTGGTGGACCTATCAATTGTGTCCATGACGTTACTGATATCCTTAGATCTTTAGTATTCAACCTGAAGTATGGTGGCAATAACATGCTGCAATACTCTACTGAGTTCTATGTTAACTCTGGTGGTAACCTACTTCACGTAACCTCTCAGTCAACTGAGACTACCTGGATCATGAATAAGGCAAAAGAATTTGCCATTCGTGCCATGAAGGACCAAGTAATTACTAACAATGCTGGTCACAACGTTGGACAGAGATACTATGATGCAGTGCCTAAGCCTACCAACCAACTATTAATATCTGAGAAAGCAGGTACTGGTGGTGGTGGAACTGGTGATTCTGGTGGTATCACAACTACAATGAATAATATCGTTACTAGAGAATTTGACTTTGGTAACACTATTATCAGCACTACCGATAGTTCAACAGGTTTAGTTGCTGATGAAGATGCTGTATTCCGTTGCATCACTAAACTTCCATCTTCTCCTATAGATGGAGTTATATTTGAATCAGGTGGAACTACTGCTGGTGTATGGTTTGGTGTTAGAGACAGCGGCACATATCTAAGATTACGTGCTGGTAATGGTGCTAACAGTTATGCTGCTGGTGCTTCTTATGCATCTGATACTGGTCTTGCAATGCTTGACCTACAGATAAGCACTCTTTCAGCATACTTTGATGGTGGCGACCATGAATTAGTATGGGAGATTCGTGTTGGTGGTAACGTTGGTACTGGTGCAGGACGTGTTAAGTTGTGGATTGATGGTGTGTCAGTTGGAGAAGCAACTACACCAGGAACCGCAAGTACTGGTTTGACAGGTGGTAGTGGTATATTCACTGATACTAATGCAGCAGGATTTGGTGCATCAACATCATCAGTACCTTCTGGAGAAGCATCTGCTCAGAATACATTCACTGTTAACGTTGGAGCAACTCCTAAGATTGCATATGACGTTTCTACTGCTGCATATGATGCAACAACTGGTGACTTAGTATTGAATGTTGGATCTCACGACTTTACTAATAATACAAGAATTCAACTGAAGACTAACTCTTTAATCTTTAGTTGCACAGAAGACGATAATGCTACTAACCATTCCTATCCTAGGTCTGGTGACCCAGCAGGTAACACTGCTATTGATATCATTGATGTTGGAGTTGTACCATTTACTCCAACTCAGGCAGTCTATAAGCCTAAGACGGGCATTATGACCCTGACTGTTGCTAACCACAACTTTGCTGATTCCACCAATTATACAGCAACTGATGCTGAGTATGACCCTGATTCTGGAATCATAGAGATAACTGTTAATAATCATGGATTCACAACTGGTGACCAAGTTAAGATTAATACAGGGTCTCTAATATTCACCTGCTCACAAGACAATCATGCTTCTAAGCACGGTTATCCTAGGGAGAAAGACCCTGCTGGTGACAGATGGTTGGCGATTGAAGAAGTAACAACTCATACATTCAAGGTACAAGTTGGTCAGACTGCTAAGAGAGAATATAATGTATCTAATGCAATCTATGACCAAGCAACTGGTGAGCTTCAGTTAGAAGTTGGTGACCATAACTTCGTTGAGGCTACCAGTCATGTAGCAGAAGATGCTGAGTTTACTGCTAAGACTGGTATGCTCAAGATATCATGCTCACAGCATGGATTCGGTGATGGTGACCAGATCCTGATTCAGGATAACTCCATGACATTCACATGTGACATGGACAACCATTATACCAATCACGTATATCCAAGGACAACTGACCCTGCTAGTGGTAAGTGGTTATCAGTAGAGAATTCAACTGATAATGACTTTGAGGTTAATATTGGTGAATCTCCAATCAAGCATTTCACACCAACAGGTGCTTCTTACAACTCTGCAACAGGTGCTTTGACCCTAACCATTGGGACACACACCTTGACTGTTGGTACTCATGTCAAACTTGATGGTTACTCACTCAAGTTTACTTGTGCAATGGACAACTATAAGACCATTCACAGCTATCCTAGAGTATCAGACCCTTATCATAACGAGCCAATTAGTATTACTGCTGTAACAGCAGATACCATCACTATTAACGTTGGTACTACTCCACAAGTTAATCATGTGCCTACCGATGCCGATTACGATCCTCTAACAGGTGACATGGTATTGGCAATTGGTGCTCATGACTTACGTCCGATGAGTAGGTATTCAGTATCTAATGCTGTATACAATCCAGCAACAGGTCTGATGACTATCACATCCAATGCACATAACATTGGTACTGGTGATATGGTTAAGATTCGTCCTAACTCATTGACATTCACTTGTGCTATGGATAGCAATGCTACTCAGCACTCATATCCAAGGACTACCGATCCTGTTGCAGGTCAGTGGTTACCAGTTACTGGTTCTACTGCTAATACCTTTGACGTTAACGTTGGTATCTCCAATAGCATTAACTACACACCTTCTGCTGTTGACTTCACACCTACTACAGGTGACATGAAGATGACAATCGGTAATAACTGGTTGAAGGGCACTGAGACACATAAGAATAGCAATGCTGCATATAACCCAACAACGGGTATTATGACACTGACTGTTGTTAATCATGGATTCTCAAATGGTGATACAGTTAAGATTGCACTAGAGTCACTGAATTTCACATGTGCATTAGATGGTAACTTCAGCGAGCACCGTTATCCACGTGCTACCGACCCAGGTAACACTGACAATATGTGGATGACAGTTATGAATGTAACTGACGATACCTTTGATGTCCAAGTATTAAACACAGTACCTTCCACTAATACCTCTGCTCACGTATACGTTCCTGAGACTGGTATTACACCTACTGGTGCTGCATTTAACACCACAACAGGTGTTATGACTATTACATCTGCTGCTCATTACCTACAGAATGGTGATTACATTAAGATTGCAGATGGTGCAGTAACATTCCGTTGTGATGAAGATGGTCAGGCAACCGATCATGCTTATCCACGTGTTACCGACCCTGTAAGTGGTAAGTGGGTTAAGGTATCTAACGTTACTAACACAACATTCGACTTCCAATGCTTAGAGAATGTCCCTTGCACTAATGCTACTACTCACGTATTCCAGTCTGCTGTTGCTAACAGTATTGAGAGAGGAAACGTTGTTAAGGGTGGTGATTCAGTCAAGATTCAGACTAACTCTCTAACATTTACTTGTGACCAAGATAGTCATGCTACTAACCATACCTATCCTAGGTCTACTGGATCCAGCTACACTGGTAACTCAGGTGCTGACCCATATTACAACACTTCTATTCCAATCGCAGATGTAGAGACTACTAATCATACTGCTACTACTGCTGATTACAACCCACTAACGGGTGTAATGACCCTGACTGTGCCTAACCATGGTTTAACTACACATACAGCAATGACTGCTACTGATGGTAGTTACAACCCTGCTACGAGTGTATTGACACTTAAGGTTGGTGCCCATGGAATGAAGGATGGTGATAAGATTCTACTCACTGACGGTGCTGTAACATTCCGTTGTGATAAGGATGACAATTCAACATCTCACACATATCCACGTGCTACTGACCCTGTATCTAACAAGTGGTTAACAATTTCTAACGTAACTACTGATTACTTTGATGTAGTCACAGGTCGTTTCTTCGGTCAGAATGCAATTACAAATAATTCAGTCCATACATTCTCCTCAGGTGCTCAAGGTGGTATCTACAAGGCGAATGATAAGGTTAAGATAGACCCTGAAACTCTCGTATTTACATGTGCTAAGGATAACAACGTTACTAACCATGCTTATCCTAGAAGGACTGACCCATCTCATCATGAGTGGTTACCAGTATTCTCTGCTGCAACAAATACCTTCCTGGTTCATGTAGGTAAGTCACAGGATACATCAACACATACATTCGTTAGGGCACTACCTAGTGGAATCGAAAGACCTACTGGAGTTATCACACTTAACGTTGGTAAGTCATCTAACACTACTACTCATACATTCATATCTGCTGCTACTGGAGCACTACAGACTGGTGGAAACCACGTCCACTCCTTTGTTGCTGCAACTGCTCTAACACCTACTAACGCTGGTTATAACCCAACTACAGGTCTTATGACTCTGACTATTAACGGTCATGGTCTACAGTTTGGTGACAGGGTAATGCTTAACGATAGTGCAGTAACATTCCGTTGCGACCAAGACGCACAAGCATCTGACCACTCATATCCACGTAATACTGACCCAACAAGTCGTCAGTGGTTACCAATTCAGTCCGTCACAGAAAATACTTTTGACATTAAAGTCCTATTTGACGTACCATCTACTAACGTAACAACTCACGTATTCCAATCTGCTGCTTCTAATAGCGTTAACACATATGCTATTGAGAGAGAAGGTGACAGCATTCAAATCGGTACTGAGTCACTCATCTTCACATGTGGAATGGATTCACATGCGACTAACCACCTATATCCAAGAGCATCCGACCCTGTTGGTTCTAATTCCATCAAGGTATTAGATGTAACAAGTCAACTTAAGAGTGCTACTAACGCTGCTTATACCGCTTCTACAGGTGTGATGACACTTACCATGGGGTCATCTCATGGCATCTCTAACGGAGATAGAATTAAGATTAATCCTTATTCAATCACACTGAAATGTGAGAAGGATAACTATGCTACTGAGCACAAGTATCCACGTCCTACAGACCCATATTTCGACCAGTGGTTGACTGTTTCTAATTCTCAAGCAACTACTATTGATGTTAACGTTGGCATTTCTGGTGATAATGACAAGTATGCACATACCTTCCATCAAGCAGATGCTAATAGTATTCAGCATCAGTCTGGTCATATTAGAGTTAACGTAACTGATGGTAAAGCAACCTCTAACACAACTGAGCATAGATTCGTTGGATATACAGGTTTAACTCCAATTATTGCTGGTGGTAACTATAGTCACCAGTTTGTAAGTGCAAATTCTGGTGCTCTCCACACTGGTGGTAATTACGTCCATAAGTTTGTTTCTGCAACACACTTGACACCTACTGGTGCTAACTACAACCCAACAACGGGTGTCATGACACTAACCAAGTCTTTACATGGTCTAGTTAATGGTAGTTACATTAAGATGGCAGAAGGTGCTGTAACCTTTACATGCACACAGGATAGCAATGCATCCTATCACTCATATCCAAGGTCTTCTGACCCAATGAATGATACATGGATGAGGGTATTCGATGTTACTAATAATAACTTCAGTGTCCAAGTATTAAACGATGCTCCATCTGTCAATACAACTGCTCATACATTCAAGTCTGCTGCTAAAAATAGCGTTACTATTGCTACCTTCCAGAAAGCAAATGATACTGTTTCTCTAGCACCTAACTCCTTGACATTTACATGTGCAATGGATAGTAATGCTACTAACCACACATATCCAAGGACATCTGACCCTGCATACAATGAGTCATTGAAGGTTATTGATGCTGGTATTACTACACATACTCCAACAGGAGCAACTTATACACCATCTAGCGGTAACCTTGACCTAACAGTTACTGGTCATAACTTCTCTAATAGTGACAAGATAATGATTGAGGATGATGCCCTTCATATGACTTGCACAATGGATGGTAACTCATCTACTAAGTCATACCCAAGAGGATCTGACCCAATCAGTAGACAGTGGAGAGAATTGAGTGTTGTTGATGCTAACACTATTAGAATTAACGTTGGTACAACTGCTAACACAACTAAGAATGTCTTAGATGCTGACTATACTCCATCTACAGGTAAGATGGAACTGAATATCGGTGCTCACACCCTTAAGTCAGGTCAGAATATCAAGTTGGCAGACAACTCACTGACATTCACATGTGACCAAGATAGTCATGGTAGCAACCATACTTATCCAAGGACAACTATTGACACACATACAGCAACTGCTGCTACTTACGATGGTAATACTGGTTATCTGAATCTATACGTTGCTGGTCATGGACTAGATGACGGGTCACTTGTTAAGATTACTGATAACACTATGACCTTCCGTTGCTCCTTTGATAGCAATGGTTCTGACCATACATATCCACGCTCCTCTGACCCAATCAGCGGTAAGTGGATGGAAATAAAGAATGCTGATGCCAATACATTTGATATATTCGTAGGTAAGTCACCATTCGTAGGTTACGACCCACAAGATGTTGACTACAACCCAACTACAGGTGTAATGAAGGTTGTTGTTGGTAATCACAGTGTTGAGGTTGGTGAGAAGGTTTGGCTTGCTAAGGAAGGATTCGTATTTACATGTGCTCAAGACAGTCATCAGACTGAGCACAAGTATCCAAGAGCAAGTGACCCTGCATATAATACACCAGTAACTGTTACTGCTGTAGAAGATGGGTCAATCTCATTTAATATTCTAAGTAGTGCTCCATCTAGTAACACTACTGCTCATACATTCAAGAAGTCTACTGGAGTAACACCTACTGCTATTGGATATTCATCCTCAACGGGTGCAATGACAATTACAGTTGAAGGTCATGGAATGGTAGATGGTGAAGTAATTAAGATTGATGATTATGGACTTACATTTACATGTAATAAGGATAGTCATGCTACTGAGCATCTATATCCTCGTCCTACTGACCCTGCATCTGGTAAGTGGTTAGAAATCTCTGGTGTAACTACTGATACCTTCGCTGTTAACGTAGGTGCCGCTGCTGATACTAACGACCAACATGCACATACATTCATCACTGCTAAGAAGGGTAGCATCACTCGTGCTGCATTCAAGAGTGGTGGTGCTTATACTCATGCTTTCCAGTCAATGACTTCTGGTGGAATATCCCAGAAGCGTGACAGACTTTATGACCACTCAATACATATCGAAGGGGTTGGTGATGCTAAGTATACTGCAACTAATGCTGCCTTTACACCTACTACAGGTGACTTGGTACTTACAGTTGCAAATAACCCATTCTCGAATGGTGACAAGATTAAGTTAGCAGATAACAGCCTCATATTCACATGTGCAATGGATGCACATGATACTGAGCACTCTTATCCTAGGTCTACTGATCCTGCTTCAGACAATTACTTGGTGGTCAAGGATGTAAGTGGAAATAACCTAACAGTCAATGTGGGACCAACTCCTACATCTCCATATAACGTTGGTGGTGCAACATACGAGCCTACTACAGGTGAGATGGTCCTAACCATAGGAGCTCACCCATTCAGTGCTGCTACATCACATACACCAACAGGTGCGTCATATACTGCCACTACTGGTATGATGACTGTAACCCTTAACGATCATGGATTCGTTATAGGTGACAGAGTTAAGTTTGCTGAGAATTCCTTGTCAGTGTCTTGCACAATGGATGGAAACATCACTAACAAGACATACCCAAGAGCATCAGACCCAGTTGCACAGCGTTGGTTAGAAGTCTCGAATATTACACAAAACACATTTGATGTAAACGTCGGTGCTTCCCCATTAGAAACATTCAGCGTTACTGCTGCAACATATAACCCAACATCAGGTGATTTGGCACTAACAATTGGTGCTCACTATCTGACTGTCGGAGAAAGTATTAAACTTGCAACCGATTCACTTGTATTCACTTGTGACTTCAATGGTGACGGTAACACAACTCAGAAGACATATCCACGTGCTACTGGATCTACTGCTGTAGGTCAAGGTGGATCTGATTATGTCTACGACACTGCAATTACTATTACTGCGGTAACTGCAACTACCATAACAATGAATGTTAACGGTGGTCAGGGTGCTATTACAGACCAGACTGCTCACAACTTCGTCCTAACTGGTAGTGCTGCAAACTGTGTAACTGCTGGTGGTGGATACACTCACACATTCGTAAGTGCCGTAACTAACGGTATGAAGAAGTCAAGCAACTCAATTTACATCGAAGATGATAAGTTGATGTTTAAGTGTGCTCAGGACAACTTCTCTACTACTCACACATATCCACGTGCTGCTGGTGTTACAACATCAACGGTAACTGCTGCTGACTTTAATCCTACTACAGGATTCCTCAGATTAACAGTTGCTGGTCATGGATATGAGAGTAGTGATTGGATTAAGATAGCAGATAACTCATTAACATTCAGATGTCAGCAAGATAGTTTAGGTAGTGACCACACATATCCAAGGACTACTGACCCAATTAGCGGTAAGTGGGTGCAGATTCGTAACGTAACTACAGATACATTTGATGTATTTGTAACTGCTACTGCTCCTTCCACTAACACTACTGCTCACGTATTCCAGAGTGCTTCTGCTAGCGGTATTACTCATAAGAAGGATCCTTTCTATGATGCTCCAGTATCGATTGAAGCAGTAACTGGTTCAACCATTACTATTAACGTTGGTAAGTCTCCTAATACAACTGTCCATACATGGTCTGGTGGAGTCAGCGAGGGTGCTATAAGAGGTGGTGGTAACTATACACACGTCTTTAAGTCTGCTGTTGCTGATGGCATCCATTGGAAAGATTCAACAATTATTATTGATGCTGGTGCTGCCACCTATACTGGAGAGCACAGATTCGTTTCTGCTTCATCTGGTGCAGTCAAGGTTGGTGGTGACTTCACTCATACCTTCACTGGTGCTAAGACAGGTTGTCTACACAGACAGAGTGGATGGATTACTCTTGACGTTGATGTAGCACCTTCTGCTAACCAGTATGCACATACATTTGTTTCTGCTCAACCTGGTGCCTTAATTGGTGGTGGTAACTACAGTCACGTATTTGTATCTGCTGCAACAAACGGAATTGAGAAGGCAAATGAATACGTCTATATTGAAGATGGAAGTATCGTATTCACTTGTGATAGAGATGACAACAAGTCTAACCACGGATATCCTAGGGCATCTGACCCAGGTAGCGATGAGTGGTTGGCAGTACATAACACTACATCTACAACATTCGATGTGATGTTAGGTAAGTCTCCTGACACTTCAGCACATACATTTGTATCTGCTGCACCACATGCAGTTAAGAAACAAGACGGCACTATTACCGTCAACGTCGGAATTGGTAGCTACGAGCATAAGTTTGTTAGTGGTGTTAGTAACGCTGTGGTTGCTTCTGTTGGTGGTCAATTGACTGCTGCTGCTGGCACATCATACGACCCAGTATCAGGTGAGTTAGTCCTAGAAGTAGGAAGTCATTCTGTTGCTGCTACTGAGACAATCACTATTGCTAATAATGGATTAACATTCACTTGTGCTAGAGACGCTCACGCTACTAACCACACATATCCAAGAGCATCTGACCCTATGAGTGGTCAGAACATTCAAATTGATTCTGTAACTGCTACAACAATTACAGTTAACGTTGGAGTTGGACTTGGTGCTGGTAAGACAGACATTCATACATTCGTAAGTGCTATTTCAGGTGCAGTTATTAAGGGTGGCGACTACAGACACTCATTTGTAAGTGCTGCTTCAAATTGCGTTACTATTGTAGACACTGGTGCTACATTGACACCTACAGATGGTTACTACAACCCAATTACAGGTGACTTAACACTGACAGTTGCATCTAACACTTTAAATCAACGTGATAATGTCACACTTGCTCCTGAATCAATAGTATTCACTTGCACAAGTGACCAGAATGCTACTAACCATGCATACCCAAGACCAACTGATTATGCTGATGCGAGGGTTCTACCTATCACAGCAGTTAATTCTTGGGCATACCCAGTCAGCACAAAACTCTCCTACTGGAGAAGTCGTCTGGTAGATTACAACTACACAGGTAATGAAGCATCACAAGTAGAAACTGATATTGCTACATTAATCCAGTTTGTAACTGATGGTATAGGAAATCCTGGTAATGTTAATGGTAGAAGCTACACTATGCCAATTGCATGGCCTGTTAAGTACAGTCCAGAAGTTGTAGTAAGAGACTTAAGTATCACTTACGACTCTGCAAATGGTGGATCTGATCAGTTTGGCACATGGAATCAAACATGTCCAGAAAGTGCAGCTGCACTTAGCACATTGACTGATATCTTCCTCAATACAATTACTCAAGCAGCAGAGAATAATGTTAACTATCTAACTGCTAGTGTAACTAAGACATTCCCATACAACGGTAACGTCAACTATCAGCAAGGTACCTGCTATGATTGCACATCAGCAGCAGACACCTTATTTGACATCATGGTTGATACCCTTGGTGGTGGATATAAGAATAGTCAGAGAGTTGCTAATGTATTACTATACAACACTCAATCCATTGCTGGAAGATCATTCGGTGAGACTCTATCAACATATCCAACAACCAACCTTACCATAGCATTCGCTGAGGATGTCCTTAAGGCAGTCCGTTATGACTTGGTAACTGGTGGTAATGCTGGATCATTCAAGTTATCACAAACATGGTTTGACGGTGAAGGTAACTTCATTGCATTCCCAACTGTTATTAGGTCTCACTTATTATTCTGCTTAACACGTATACGTGAGTATATTAAGAGTGTCATGTATCTTCATACCTCTGATACAGTTTGGCAGAACTATGATGTATACATTCCTTCAGAGAGATTTGAGTGGAATCAGGAAGCAGTTGAATTTATTGTTGACTCTTCACTCAACCCAATAGAATTTGCACTTGAAAGGTCAAGTTTCGCAACTGAAGCACGTATACAGTTTATCCCTTCTACTGATGTTACTAACTTAAGTAACAAGTATGAGGTAGGTAAGGACTGGAATACAGACCCTGCACTTGTCCTTCTAACTCCAGAAGTTGAAGTTGGATTCGAGAGAGCAGAATATAGAGTCCGTATTAATCAACCAAACAACTTCAGACGTGGTGATATTCTTACATATATCCCTGCATCTTCTCAGTCATTGTCTGGTTTAGCAAATCAACCATACTTCTACTGCTTAACTGCAACTGCTGAGTGGTTAGAAATTGGTGCTTCTTATACTCATGATGGAAGATTTAGACAATTCCAAGTAGATACATCTAACTCTGGTGCTCAAATCTTAGCAGTAGAGAGAAGAAGTGGTATCGTAAGGACTGCTCCTACATACCCATCTGACCCTTCTGATACTCCAATTCAGGGTGGATTTAACCCTGCTGACGTTATCTTCGGGGGCACATCTGATGCTTCTGCTGAGGTATCATCTATCACAATGAATGCAGCGAATGTAAGACAACTATTCACTCACTTTATAACCTCTACTCAGTCACAAAACAACCTTGTTTATGAGACATTCACCAACGGTGAAGAGGTTGTGGTACAAGGTGCGACAAACAATAAGGGAGTCCTACTACAAGCAGGACCAGTCAGTGATACTGGCACTTCATTCTTGAAACTGCATACGATTGCTGGAGTAATTAGTGCAGCGGATGTATTGGAAGGTGTTGAAAGTGGTACTACTGCTACTGTTGTTAGCTCCTCGGATCGCTTCTTCACAAATCTTAAGATGGGAAGTTTCAATCAAGGTGATTGGTTCTTCGATAGAGATTCTTCAGTTGAAGCTTACATCTCAGAATATGCTAATAAGTCTGGTAGTCTAACAGGTAACACTGGTGGTCGTATCACTATTGACGTTGAAACAATTAAGGATCCTTGGATCACTGGAGACGTTATTTACGGTAGTGTTACTTCTTACATCCTTGACGTTAAGGGTATCAGTGGTACACAACTACAACTTAACCAGTATGTCCACGGACGTAGTGTTTACGAATTAAATCTAGGCACTGCAATTATTGACACTGGTGTTAATGATACATTCAACGTTGGTGATGAGGTCATCTTACTACAAGGTACAACAGAGAAGAATCCAGGATTCCATGCAACTGTAACCAAGTATACAAATGACCCAGATAACGGCATCCACAAACTCTGGATTGGTAACATAGTCCCAGTTGGTATTGGTGCTCCTATATCTGAAATAACCAACCCTAACAACAACATTGGTAAATTGGTAATTGGGTCTAACTTCCCAACAATTTACGCTGGTGTTTCTAGTTACACTACATCAGATTACTCATCTTACGCTAAGGTAGTTGCTATCGAGCAAGCAGGTATTACTGCTACTGTTTGGGTAGAGGATGCTGTTGGTGAATTCGTTGACAATATGTCACTCGCATCCGATGATGGATGGGGTGGTGCTGTTTCCTCTGCTAGAAAACTTGAAGGTAGAGTTGACAGATACTTTAGAGGATTTGATGGAGTCCAGACTACATTTGACCTCACTGTTGCTAACGGTGAAGCATACTTCCCAGATCCTGCTGGTCACTTACTAGCATTCGTTAATGGTATTCTACAACCTCCAGGTGCAACTAACGCATACGTTGCATTCTCTGACAAGATACAGTTTACTGAGCCACCTGTAGTTGGATCTCAATTCGTTGGTTACTACGTTGGTAAATTACGTCAGTTAGATGACATATCATTCGAGTTTGACTCCTTGAAGTCTTCCTTCAACCTCAAGCGTAGTGGATTATTCTACTCCTTGACACTGACTGAGGGTGTTTCTTCTAACGTTATACGTCCAGAAAACAACATCATCGTTTCACTTAACGGTATCATTCAGGAACCAGGAGTTGCATACGAGATTGTTGGTTCACGTATCATCTTCGCTGAAGTCCCAAGATACGGTGCAACCTTCGTTGGTTTCTCATACATTGGTAGTGACGCTGACGTTATCGCTGCTACTGTGGTACCACCTATTGAAGCTGGTGACCACCTCATGATTGAGGGTGAAGAATTCCAGAGAGAAGTTGCTCTAATTGAGTCTTCTAACTCTTTGATTACATTTGAATACACTGGATCAGTTAAGGGTAGAAACGCTGACGCACTTGCTAACATAACTTCTGGACAAATCACTAACGCAATCCTCACCAACCCAGGTGACGGTTACACCTCACGTCCTAACGTTGACGTTATCTCCTCTTCAGGATTTGACTCACGATTGAAGGCACTCATGGGTGTATCTCGTGTTGACGTTAAGACAGAAGGTTCTGGTTATGCATTACCAGCAATCGCTATCGATAACGAAGTCCCTGATGACTGGACACCTCCTGAAGGCGGTCCTATTAACGGTGGATTTGACGTACTCGCAGGTGAAGGTCCTGGTAATGAAGAGGGTGGTGGAGTTACTCCTGGCACAATCGCAATTCTTACAGACCCAGTTAACGTAACAGTTAACCAAGGTCAGACTGCTGCATTCACAGTGGTTACCACCGTAACTAACAGTGAGACAATGAATTATCAGTGGCAGAAGAAGGAGTATGGTACATCCACATGGAGTAACATCATTGGTGCTAACACAGCAACATTCAACACAGGAAATACTGCACAGGCAGACGATGGTGATGAATACAGAGTCGCTATTACCGCCAGTGGCGCAACTCCTGTTTACTCACTATCTGCTGTATTGAGCGTCCAGACTGGAGCGACTGTAATCAGTAACTTCAATCCTACTTTAATATTTGACGACATCTAAATAAAAGTAAAACCATGGCTGCAACTGCCACATACAACTCAGCTACCAAAGCACTCTCGGTGAGCTCGGATGCACTTCCGACTCCCGTGAGTTATGGCACGTTCCCTAATAGTGAGAACCCCAACACCGTGCAGGTGCATGATTGGGATCATACCTTTGAGTATCGTGGTGGGACATTTGGCACTACTAGACAGTTTGAAGACAATACCTGGACACAGGATGGTTTCATTAGGTCTATTAATATATCAGTAAATGATTTAACTAATTTTACTGGTGGGTCACCTAATATAGCACCAGGCGATCATATCATGATTGACTTCGGTGACAATAAAAAACAGAAATTTATATTCAGAGGCACAGTATTCACATCTATTGCTGGTGAATTTTGGTTAGCAACTGATAATAGACTTGATATTATAATGGCAGATTCTGGCACAGGTCAGAATGGCACATATACATTTTATGACCAGAGAAACGGTAGGACTACTACTCCATTAGGTGCCATTGGCATGTCTGCTAATGGTGTTGCTATATTCAATCCTTCTGCTGGTACAGGTGGTAACCCCCCATCAGGATTCAGTTGGGTCGCTGGTGGAGACGCACCTTTTGTAGATTTTGGTGAGGATTCATGTGGTGGACACCCTCAAGAGCAGGGAATGTATCATTATCATGATCCAGACTTTTTAGAATGTTGGAAAGCCAACTCGACGATGGCATCCTACAATGACTACTACGGTAGCACACAATATAATGGTAACAATATTCGTCATCCAGACGGTCACTCTAAGATGATTGGAATTTCCTTTGATGGATTTCCTATCTACGGTCCATATGGGTATAGCACCCCATGGAATAGTTTGAGTGGCACTAAAGTCATGACTACTTCCTACTCAGTTAAAGCAACTGAAGCACCAGGAAGACCTGACTATGGTAATGACCAAGACAACCCTCCCGCTGGTACCTTAATGGAGGACTGGGAGTATGTTGAAGCGACTGGAGATTTGGATAGTTTCAATGGTAGATTTGGTGTAACACCAGAGTATGCTAATGGCACTTATGCTTATTTCGTAACTGTCGATCCATTGAATACGGACAATGTTAAGTTCCCATTTATTATAGGACCATTAACTAGAGAGACTATCACTGCACCTGCTAATAACGGGGCAGACCCACAAGGACCTCCTGGAGGCGGTGGAGATGGTGGTGGTGGCGGACCTGCACCAACATTACAGATTGGAGCACAACCACAAAACGTTACTGTCAATGGTGGTGAGACTGCTACATTCACTGTTACATCTCAGATTATACCTGAGAATGGACCTATGGCTTATCAGTGGTATAAGTCTACTGACGGTGGTTATGCATATGCTGCTGTAACTGGAGCAACAACTAATAGTATATCAGTCACTGCTTTGCAGTATATGACTGGATACAGATATCGTTGTCGTATTACAGGACCAGTAGGAGCTCCTCCAGCAGAGAATTCGCCATTGGATTCAAATGCTGCAATATTAACCGTAACAGGTGGTGACGGTGGTGGTTCATCTACTGCTAACAGATTCGATAGTACTGCTAGCGGATTCGATTCCACACAACAAACCTTCGATGGCACCTAAATAACACTGTAGAAAAGTAACTACCAATGCCTAAGCAAAATCTAAATATTGGCTCGGCAGCTAACGACGGGACTGGTGATAGTCTGAGAGATGGTGCTATTAAACTTAATAGTATCATAGATGAGTTATACACAGCTCTCGGTAACGACACCAACCTTCAGATTAGCGTCGGGACACCAGCAAGCGGTCAATTCCTTAAATGGAATGGAACTGCGTTCGTTGAGGGTGGATTGAATGCACTTTCAGAAGACTTAAGTGTCAACGGACATGATATTATATCCTCAAGTAATGGTGATATAACTCTCAAACCTAACGGTACGGGAGACATTAAGTTTTGGACAGGAAGCACTGGATCTGCTCTGACTATAATTGATGGTGCTGATGGTAAGTTAAAATGGTCTAATCACTTTGATGAAGCTGCCAATCTACCAGACGCAACTACCTATCATGGTATGTTTGCTCATGCTCATTCGGAAGGAAAAGGATACTTTGCTCACGCTGGTAACTGGATAGAAATAGTTGATGTCACATCAGGCATTGGTAAACTTAGTGACGTTGACATGACAGTTGGAGGTGGACCCTCTGACGGACAAGTATTGAAATGGCAAGCAAGTACCTCGAAATGGATAGCTGCGAATGATGAAACTGCATCTGGTGGAGGCGGTGGCACGACTCAAAACCTCTTTGAAGGATTCACTGCTGACTCTGGTAGTACTACTGCTAGTGCTGCTACTGATGTCCTTACAGTTGCGGGAGGCACTAACATCTCGACTTCGATCTCAGGAGACACCCTGACGATCAACATGACGGGCACCTTAGGTGACCCAGCTCAAAATCTTTACAGTGTAATTGGAAGTGATTCTGGAAATAAAACTGCTACATCTCAGACTAGCACGATTAACTTCGTTGGTGGTTCTGGAGTATCTACTGCTATCTCTGGAGATAACCTCACAATAACTAATGACTCTCCAAACGTAAGTCAAGAAGTTTATAAGACAGTTACTGGAGATACTGGTACCACTACAGCACAGTTGGCAACGTCAACTCTAAGTGTTGTAGGTGCAGCGAATCATATAGCATCTGCTGTTACATCAAACACTGTAACTTTAAGTATTGTCAACCCATTACCTGCTACTGCAACAGAAGGTGATACTCTCATCTATGATGAGCAGAATGGTGTGTGGGTTGTATCAGAGAGTCCTTCTATTGGATTCACTGTTTCGTCATCTGGATCCTCTTCATATAGGTTTACTGGGGGTGGTGTTACTTCATCCACTGATAACCCAACCATATATGTCTATAGGGGTTTCACTTATAGATTCTATAACTCAACTGGTGCAGGTCACCCATTTGCCTTAAGGCAGACCTCAGGTGGCACCGCTGTTACCAATGGTGTTACTGGAACACAAACAGGTGTGCAATATTGGACAGTCCCTCAGACACTAGCTGCTGGAACAACATATGTCTATCAATGCACCCTTCACTCTGCAATGGTAGGAAACTTAGTAGTAGTCTAATATGACAAGAACCGTCCCTGGTAGTGGTGCTCAAATAACCCCGATATTTAATAGTATCTTTGGGGTCAGGGATGTCTATGTGAACGATGGTGGTAAGGATTACGATCCTGCTGACCCACCAAGACTTCGGATAGGCAATTGCGGCACACCAATTAGAGATGCAGTATTAAGAGCAGTAATCGCCAATAATGGTGAGATAATTGCTGTTGAGGTATTGGATCCAGGTGAGGGTTATGACCCTTTACGTCTTGTTATTACTGATGAAAACTCATCTCAGACCGCAGCTGGTAACGTATATCTTAAGGATGATGGTACTGGTGCATTAGACTTTATACAGATAACCTCTCCAGGTGACCTGTATTTTAATTCTACTGCTGAGATACAAGGTGGTGGTGGGTCAGGTAGTGAGTTAGTCCCTGTTACTGGACTGGTAACTGGTCTTGCTATTGAAGAAGAAGGAAGAAACTATACTGAGGAAGATGTTAACATCATTATCTCAGGTGGTGGTGGAGACGGTGCTACTGGTGTTGCTAGTGTCAATCGTTTTGGAGCAGTCACATCTATTACTCTGACTAATCAGGGTGAATTCTTTGAGACACCTCCTCTTATACAAATAATTAAAGGCGGCGGTAGTGGAGCAACGGCCGAAGCGTTTATTAACCTAGGTGTTATTACAAATATTGACCTCTTGTCTGGTGGTGGGGGATATACCACAGACCCTGAGATTATATTTACTAGAGACACCGACCTTGTTAGGTCTGCTAGAAATAGGCAGTCACTTAACTCAGTCCTCTACAACCTCACAGGTCTATTAGAAGACGCAGACTCAAACCAAACTACTCTGCATGTTGAGACAACCAATCCTTATCCAGGATCAGGTAAAGTCTTGATTGGTAGAGAAGTTATTAGATATACTGGTAAGACTGCTACTTCAATAACTGGTTGTGATAGAGGTATTAATTTCAGATTTGACCAGAAGGTTATTCTTGATAACCTACAGGATGACCCAAACACAGGTCTTACTCAGTATAATTTCCAAGTTACTGACAAAGTAAGACGTGTTATTGAAAGCTCTACTAACAGAGTTGCTATTGTATATGACTGGGATCCTGTTAATAGGGCACTTTACCTTACCTTCCAAGTTGATGAATTAGCATTCATCGATGGTGGTAGGTCTAATGAGAAGGCAAAGATTATAGCATTCGTTGCTGGTACTGCTGGTGCGTCAAGCACTGGTGTAGCACCACATAATGTGGTTGAATCTATTGGTAATGATATTGTTACATTCACTTCACCCCTTGGTGCTATCCTAAATAGAGCATTCGAGGACATAGCGGAATTAGATGGCCTTGGAGATGGTATTGCTGACTTAATCAATACTGGCACAGAGTTTGAGAATCAAATCTCACTAGATGGAGGTATAGCTTCCTCACTCTATGGTATCGAAGAGACATTAGGTGGCACAAACACAACCCTATTCCAGGCTGGTGACCAGATATATGACGGTAGTCAGAATTCATTAGTTGCAACCATACAAGGTGCTGGTGCACTGGGTGATGGTGATGCTCATGTATCAGGTGCTGTCATCAAAGCAACATATACTGCATCCTCTGCTGCATTTACTGCGGTTGAGGCATCCGAAGGACTCACTTCGGGACTTACAGCAACAAACACAGCAGTTGCCGTTGGAGATACTGCCACGGAAGTTGTTGTAACAGTTAAAAGTATGACTTCAGCAGGTGCAAACTATAAGTTCCAGAAGGGCGAAACCCTTAGAGGTAACTCAACGGGTGCAACCGCAGTCATAGATTCTATAGAATATACTACCTACCTCAGAGATGAGGAAGATTAGTCCCATAAATAAAAAGAAGGCAATTGTAAAGTAATGGCGTTACTTACCGACCAATTTAGAATATTTACTGCCGAGAGGTTCAGGAAGGCCCTTGAGGGTCCTGATGCTACACAATCTGACCTATTGGCAGGTGCTAGTCGGGATCGTCTATACGTCTTCATCGGTAGACCACAACCGTGGGATAACGAGAATGCACCTCCAGACCCAGTAGATTCATTCCAAGAATTTTCCGATGACTATTCGGATATGATATCCTTGAAGAGAGTGTTAGCTAATGACACCATTCAAGTTATCCGTCGTACTGACTGGATTCCCCCAGAGCAAACCACTGGTGGTCTGGGTTATGTTTATGATATGTACCGCCATGATTATTCCTCGACTAAAACAGCATCGTCAGGTGCTACGAAGTTATATGATGCGGACTTTTACGTTGTTAACTCGTCCTATCAAGTATACAAGTGCATTTACAACGGCACATCTCCTTCTGATCCTAACGGTAAACCTTCTACTGTTGAACCTACAGGAACGTCCACCAGCATTATCACAACTGCTGATGGTTACCGTTGGAAGTATATGTACACGATCCCTGTTGGTCAAGTCTTAAAATTCTTCTCTAACGAGTATATGCCTGTGCTATCAGATACTGCTGTTGTAGCAGACGCTGTTGGTGGAGAGATTGACACAGTTATTATTGCATCATCTGGTGCAGGATATAACAACGGCACCTATGAAAACGTCCCAATTAAGGGTGACGGTGTAGGTGGTCGTGTATCACTCGTTGTTGATGGTGGTCGTATTGTATCTGCCACTGTAACATCTGGTGGTAGTGGATATACATTCGGTAAAGTAATTATTGATGAAGTAAACGGTATCGGAGCTGGCACAGGAACAGGTGGTAGCGTCGAAGTCGTAATTGCTCCAGTTGAAGGTCATGGTGCTGTCCCATCTACTGAGTTGGGTGGTTTCAGAGTCATGATTAATACAAAGTTTACATACGATGAGGGTAGTGGTGACTTCCCAACTGATAACGACTATCGTCGTATTGGTCTAGTCATTAACCCAAACAAGTATGGCACTCAGGAGTTAACTTCTGAGTTAACATTATCTGCAACGAAGGCGGTGATCTTCTCTCCTACGTTTACAGGTAATTTCCAGACTGATGAAATTGTAACCCAGTCCCGAACTGTAGGTGGTCAGCAAGTGACTGCTAGAGGTCGGGTTATTTCATGGAATGCAATTACTAAAGTTTTGAAATATTATCAGAATAGGATTGACGGTGTATTCCCAGAATTCACTGGAAACCTAATTGAATTTGAAGGTGGTAACCCAGTTGTGGGTGCTACTTCAGGTGCTTCTGCTGACCCAGACATCAACTTCCCGATTGTTTCTGGATCCTCTACGAGGGTTATTAACAACGCTGAGTATGATTTGGGTATGGCATTCACTAATGGTTACGCTAAAGCTGAAGTTGACCCCAACTCAGGTGAGGTTATTTACATAGATAACAGAGGTGCGATTACTCGTGCTGGCGACCAAATCGAAGACATCAAGATCGTAATCGAGTTCTAAAGACATGCCACAGAATACTAATTTAAACATTAGTCCTTACTTTGATGATTTCGATAAGGACAAGAATTTTTACAGAGTCCTCTTCCGACCAGGATATCCTATCCAGGCAAGAGAACTTACGACTATGCAATCGATTCTTCAGAATCAGTTGGAGTCTGTTGGTCAGCACTTCTTTAAAGAAGGTGCTATGGTTATCCCTGGTCAGGTCGGATACGACCTACAGGTGCAAGCAATTGTCCTACAGCAGTCCTTTTTAGGTGTAGATATTGAAACCTATAGGACACAGTTAAGTGGTCAGATTATCGAGGGTATCACAACAGGTATTAAAGCAAAAGTATTATATTCAATTCCTTCTACAGAGTCTTCACGTGGCTATGTCACTCTGTATGTTAAGTATATTGAGTCAGGTGATACTGTTTCTTCTACCTCAATTAAAGGTTTCCAACCTAACGAGCAGTTGCTCGCTGAAAATGAGATTACGTTTGGCACAACTCTAATTGAAGTTGGGTCACCATTCGCACAGTTGCTTCCTGTTGATGCAACTGCTGTCGCTTCTACAGCATATATTAATGCTGGTGTATACTTTATCCGAGGACACTTCGTAGATGTACCATCGTCTCACCTTATCCTTGAGCAATATAGCAACAATCCTTCCTACAGGGTTGGACTTGAAGTTTCAGAATCCATTGTTACTCCAGAAGACGATCCGTCTCTTAATGACAATGCGGCTGGGACATCTAACTACTCTGCTCCAGGTGGTCACAGATTTAGAATTAAAACTTCTCTCGTCAAGAAAGCAATCAATGACGAAACTGACAAAAACTTCATTGAATTACTGCGTATTAACAACTCAAAGGTTGAGCAGTTTGTTAATCATACAGCATATTCAGAGCTTGAAAGATCTCTCGCAAGACGGACCTTTGAAGAAAGTGGAGACTATGTAATTGATACCTTCAGTGTTACTGCAAGGGAGAACCTAGATGATGGATTTAATAACGGTGTATACCGTGCTGGTGAAACTACCTCTGGTGGTAAGATAGCATCAGATGATTTAATATCTTTCGAGATATCACCAGGTAGAGCATACGTTAAAGGATATAGGACTGAGTTCCTAACCCCACAATATGTTGATGCTCCTAAACCAAGGGACTTTGAATCAGTCCAAAACGCTATCCTAGCATTTAGATTAGGACAGTTTGTAAAAGTCTATGATGTATATGGATGGCCCGACCTAACTGGTGAAGGTGTTACATCTGCATACCAGACATTAGAATTATATGATGACTGGACACTCAACACTACTAACACTGTCGTAGGTAGACAGATTGGTAGGTGTCGTACTGTACAGTTACAAGAAGATACAACAACCACATGGGATTTGTGGATAATGGATGCCCAGATGTGGACTGCCATTAACTTCGTTGCAGGTAATACTACAGTCAACGTTGGAGATGTATTAGTCGGAAGGACATCAAGAGCAAGAGGATTTGTAGCAGATGCAGGTGCAGGTAACCACTGTATGCTAGAGCAAGTATCTGGTAACTTTAATCCAGGTGAAGTTATTGAAAGAGACGGTCGAGTAGTTGGTACTCTCGATGCCGTCCATACATTTAACATCACTGATACAAGAACATGTCGTGGTAGAAACGCAGGTAACACTATTATCTTTGGTGCTAACTGGTTACTCAACGATGTAAGAGAATTAGAAGGGTCAACACACACCCTAGACATCACTTCAGGTACCAAAACTCTTACTGGTTTCCGTAGTAAGTATGCAGAAGACCTCCGTGCAGGAGACGTTATTACCCATACAAACTCCACTGGAGAGGGTGAAGCAAGCACTCGTATTGAAAGAGTAGACCCACAGTATATTAAGGTATATCCTGGTAACACACATGCAGGTTCTTCCTACAATATTTTTGACTACCTTACTCAAACGGCCAGGATTGACAATACTCTGACAAAGGGTAGTTTAACTGGTGCTCCTACTGAGTATTCTACAATCGTAAGGATGCGTCCTTTTGTATTCCAGAAGGATTATCAGAACGGTGAATTGTCTATTGATACACCTAGGACTTCTATGAAGTCTATCTCTGACGAATCATTCTTTGTCTATAGGACATTCGCTAACAAGACTGTTGTATCAGGTGGTGTTACTGTATCACTACCAGAATCCGAGCAGTTTGCTACACTGGATGATGAGAACTTCATTCTAACAATTGTTGCTGAATCAGGAAGTGCATGGAGTGTTGGTGATAACCTTAACATTGATGCATTGAATGACTTAGGTACTTTGACAGTTACCTTTGGTGCTGACAGACAGTCAGTTACTATTGACCTACTGGCAAACGTATCTACAATTAAATTAACGGCACTGGTATCTAAAAATATCGTATCTAAGAAGATTAAGACTGCCGCTAAGATGAGAGCGATGAAGGTCATCAGGACTCGTGAGAATAATGATGTCCAAAAATACGGTCTTGCCTATGGTAACTTGTATGGCACACGTATTGAAGATGAAGATATTTCATTCGCACTGAATGATGTCTATAAGATTCATGCTGTATATGAGTCTGAGAATGACAATGAGGCATTCGCACCTTACTGTGTACTAACAGAAGCAACCTTCTTTGATAGTGGGACTGTAGTTATAGGTAGCACATCAGGTGCTAGAGGACGGGTTATTCAGTTTATTAACTCCACTTTAAGACTACATTTCACACAATTAAATGAGATACCATTCATACCAGGCGAAACTATAACTGGTGTAGATGATGATAGTAACCCATTAACGGCAATTATTGACGACGCTGAAGGGTCAGTGGCCAAAGGTAGTAAAGTTATTACTACTCAGTTTGAATTAGATCCTGGACAGAAAGCACACTACTATGATGTATGTCGCTTACAAAGACTTCCTGGATTCACTCCACCTATCCGTAAACTCCTAGTTATCTTTGACTACTTCGTACATGAATCATCTGGAGATTACTTCTCAGCACAGTCATATACTGGTATTGGATATAAAGACATACCAAACTATAAACTTGATGGATCAATTAACTTCATACGAGACCAAGTGGACTTCCGTCCAGGTGTCGGTGAGTTAGCATCAGGCACAGGTACTATAACTGCACCGTATTATGTAAACTGTGCATCACTAGACTTCGCTGCAAGACAGTTTGATACCTCTGGTGGTGTTGGTGGATCTACTATCTTCGACATACCGAAGGTAGCAACTGAGATTCGTATGGACTATTCATACTATCTTCCACGGTCAGATAAACTCTTCTTAACACATGATAACCAACTTAAGATAGTTAAAGGTGTATCCTCTGAGGATCTACCACCTCCTGATGGGATTCAGAATGCTATGTTATTAGCAGCTCTTGAATATAGACCATATGTTTATGATGTAGAAAGAGATATCTTAATCACACCTGAGATTATTCGTCGATATACCATGAAGGATATCGGTGACTTAGAGACACGTCTATCTCACGTTGAATATTATACCTCTCTATCATTGCTTGAAATCCAAGCAGATAATACTAAGACGTATGATGATAATGGTTTCGACCGTCTGAAGAATGGATATGTTGTAGATGACTTCACTGACCACACCTTAGGTGATGTGCTCAACGTTGACTACAAGTGCTCCATGGACTTTAGGATGGGTCATTTGAGACCATCTCACTTCACAACTAACGTCCCACTAGAATTTAACCTATCAGCTTCCTCTAACGTCGTTAAGACTAAAGGTAATATGGTATGTCTACCATATGAAGACCAAGTTGTTATCACTCAACCATATGCATCTAGGGTAGAGAATGTAAACCCATTCAACGTGTTTACTTTCATCGGTCGTATTGACCTAACTCCTGCATCTGATGACTGGGTTGACATTAAGAGATTACCAGCTCGTGTAGAAAACGTAGAAGGAGACTTCTCTGCTGTTGCAAGAGACCTTCAGATTGACCAGAATGGTTTTGCACCTATCCAATGGGGTAGTTGGCAGACAAACTGGACAGGTGAATCATTACAATCTACAAGTAGATGGAGAAACAGGTCAGGTTCATTCAGTGCAGGTGGTCGTAGACTCGGTAGATTGGGTCACGGACAAGGAAGACAGGCACTATTCGTGCACGAAAGAAGGACTTGGCGTGTTGTTAACAACCAGGCAAGGCAAGGTGTAAGGACAAAGGTTGTACCTAAGATTGAAAGAAAGTCATTAGGTGATTCACAACTATCACAAAGTGTAATACCTTGGATTAGGTCACGTAACGTTTCATTCAACGTTGACAGAATGAAGCCAAGGACAAGATTCTATGCATTCTTTGATGGAGTCAATGTCACTAACTACCTAACCCCTAAGGTTATTGAATTAATTAAGTCATCCACAGCAGACCCACAGACTAACGAGACACCTTTCGTTGTTGGTGAGACTGTAATTGGATCCACATCTGGATGTAGGCACAAGGTTGCTGCTGCCAATGATGGATATAAGACTGACCCATATGGTGTAGGACAAGCAACTCTTGCAGAGTCTTATGCATCACAAACTGGTTACCTTAACATCGATACTTCTGTTGCGGCAGAGAGTGTTAACCCAAATTACTTCGGTAATGTTAACGTCGGTGAGGTGCTAGTAGGCCAGACTTCTGGCGCACGTGCAAAAGTTAGGGATCGTAGGATTCTTACAGACAACATTGGTAATGTCCAAGGGACATTCTTCATTCCTAATCCAGGTAATGATTCCAACCCACGTTGGGCAACTGGTACAAGGTCTGTTAGATTTACCACATCAGAAACAAACTCTAAGGGATCAGGTGAAGTAGATTCAGCCGCTGATACCACATACTCAGCACAGGGTACATTGAAGGTTGTTAGAGAAAACATCCTTGCTATCCGTAATGCTGAATTGGTTAAGGATACTGTATCTGATGAGAGGACTGTTATTACTACTAGGTCTGAGACACGTCAGGTTGGTTGGTATGACCCTCTTGCACAATCATTTATTGTAGACGAAGAAGGAGGCATGTTCCTCACAAGTGTTGACATCTTCTTCAAGACTAAGGATGCTAACATCCCCATCTCTTGTCAGATAAGGACTATGGAAAATGGTTATCCTACTAAGGATATTCTTCCATTCTCCGACACTACCATTTCTCCTGATACTATTGAGTTATCAGATAACGCTGCTATAGCGTCCAAGTTTACATTCAGGTCTCCTGTATACATTAAGTCATCTACTGAATATGCTCTTATCTTATTGTCTGACTCTAACGAGTATCAAGTTTGGATTTCTCGAATGGGTGACATCGATGTCACAGGGACAAGGACTATTTCAGAGCAGCCTTATGCTGGTGTCTTATTCAAGTCACAGAACGCTTCTACGTGGACTGCTGACCAGTATGAAGACCTTAAGTTTAATGTATATCGTGCCAAATTTACAAGCATGGCCGGAGTTGCAATGCTTAATAATGGTGAGTTAGGACGTGGTAACGGTGGTATTCACAACTTGATTGAGAATCCAATCCTTACATTAAAACCAAAACAAACTCTACTCCTACCTGTGGGACAAAATTATGACTTCACAGTTGGAGCACGGATAACCCAGAGTCCATCAGGTGCATCAGGTACTATTAAAGAATTCGATGCAGTATCTGATCCAGAGAAGATTACTATTTCTGATATCAGTGGTTCATTTGCTGCTGGTTTCCTTGATGCTAACAACGACCCATTCCAGGGGTTAGCGTCATCTCAGTCAGTAGTAACAATAGTATTGTCTGCTATCTACAACGGTGTCTTTGAGGCAGGTGATGTAGTAACAGGATCTACTTCTGCTGCTGTAGCAACTGTGACATCTTATACCTCAGGTACTAACACACTGGTGATGAATTATGTTACTAAAGCATTTGACTCTAGTGACACCTTATCTGAACCAGGCGGCACGAGTGCTACTATAACAAGTATTGTTTATAGTGGTGACTCTTATACTGCATACCCAACTCAAGCACCTTCATTCCCTGAAGATGACAAGGAGATTTCAATACAGCATAGAAACCATGGTATGCATCAACGTGCTAACAACGTTGAATTAACTGGAGTTATATCAGAAGTACCACCAACTACACTGACAAGTACATTGTCTGCTGGTGCTACATCTATTCAGTTACAGGATGCATCTCAATTCCATGCCATCATTGGTGGTGCTGCAATCGGTAACCTAAATCAAGGTTACATTAAGATTGAGGATGAGATTATTCAATACTCTGCTATATCTACTAATGGCCAAGTCCTTACGGTCGCAACCAGTGGTAGAGGAGCAAGTGGCACAGCAGACGTAGAACATGCTAGTGGTACAGAAGTATTATGTTATAACCTAGATGGTATTCCTTTAACAGAAATCAACAAGGTGCATACTAAGATATCCTGTCCATGGATTGATAGTTACATGATTCATATCGACCATGTAGCAACCAATGGTATCCGTGGTGGTGGTGCTGATGTATGGGGAAGTCAGAACGTCCAGTTTGAGACACTGACACCTACCATTTCTACGATGGTATTACCTGATACAGAGATACTTGCTCGTGTTAATACCACGTCAGGAACATCTGTTGGATCAGGTGGTGGGGGAAGTAGTGCTCAACCTAGGGATAGTAATTCCTTTATTAACAATGGTCAATATATTGATATTGTATTGAATGAGCAAAACAATTTCAACCTCCCACAGTTAATATGCTCCAAGATTAATGAGCAGAATAAGTTAGATGGTAATAAGTCTCTTACTATGTCATTAGACTTGACTACCGAGAAAGATCAATTATCTCCGATGATTGACCTCGACCGTCTATCTCTTATCACTACGACCAACAGAATCAACTGGTGGCCTGGTGGTCCACAACCATATGGACAGATAGCACAGATTGATACCACACAGGATGTTTCAACACAACCAAGTGGTGACCAAAATGATGCTGTTTATATTACACGTCTTGCTCGTTTGGGTAGTGAAGCACGGTCAATTAAAGTTGATTATCAAATCACTAGACACCCATCTACTGAGGTGAGGGTTTATTTCCGAACCTTTAAGACAGGTGACAATGCTGATCCTAATACAACTGACTGGGCATTGATTGGTGACCCCGTTAAGACTAATGCAGCACAGTATGATGATACTGCTACTGATGAGCCTTTGTGGAAAGATATCTCTTATGAAAAGAGAGGTCTAACCTTTAACGCTTTCCAATTAAAAATTGTGATGAGGAGTTGGAGTCAAGCAAGAGTACCTCTTATCGCTGACTTAAGGGCTATAGCGTTAGCTTCATAGTACCCCTTCCCAACCCTTACATGGTTGATTATAATTATTATTATTGCATTTGTCAAGTATGAATGAAGTTTCACCAGATGACCATATACAAACCTACAACGACGACCTAGTTCCCGTCGAAGGTAAAGAGGGTTGGTTTCGAGACCCTGACTCAAATGCTATTGTGAACTGCAACATGACGCAGTATGATCAATACATGGAGTCGTATAACAAACGTAACAAACGCAACCATGCTTTTGACACTTTACAAACTGAGGTTTCTGAGTTAAAATCAGATATATCAGATATCAAAGAACTACTTAGATTAGCAATAGGAGACAAAAACAATGCCAGCTGACGTGACTGAAACTATGGATCAAGGTGAATTACTTGGTCAATTCAAAGAAAGATACTCAAATTTGATTAACGAGAATCAGCAACTCGCTAAAAAAATCAAAGATAATGAGGGACAAGCGTTAAAATTGCTTGGTGCTATCGAGACACTCGAATACTTGGCACCACCTGAAGAGACTCCAGAAACACCTGAAGGAGACACAGAAGGGCAACCAGACGCATAAATAAAACAGGTACAACTGTACGCAGTGCTAGGATCCTTTAAGTAAATGGCAAATAGAATACAATTAAGGCGTGATGGTGCACAGCAGTGGGCTAACGTCAACCCAATCCTTGCTCAAGGTGAGTTAGGTATCGAAATCGATACTTCTCGACTGAAAGTAGGAGATGGTGTCACCGCTTGGAACTCTCTTAAATATGAGAGACCGATTGAAACCGAATCCAACACTGCAAA